ACACATCAATGTTGCCACTGCCTAAGGTTTCACGTCCACTGATCGTGACACGTTTGTCAGTATTGAATGCCAACAGAATCTCGTCGATTAGGTCGGGCGGGAAAGAGCAAAAATGTTCCCGGCCGTCATTGGTTCCACGCAATGTGAACGTGAAGTTATCTTTGTCCATTTCAGGAATTAGCCCTGAAATTTGACAGATACGTTCTTGGGTGGATCGAGCCTTGCGGAGCGCATTACTGACACACTTAGAGGAATCACGCGTGAGTGGGAAACGTTTTTGGGCATTCTTGAAGATTCGCCCACGTACTTCTATTGATTCAACAATGCCGGTTTGTCGAGGGACCAATTTCTCAAGAGCTTCAAGAAGTTCAAGGTCAATTCCGTTTGCGTCAGCAGAATCAGGGGTTGCATCAAGTGCCCACTGGATCGCTCTCTGGAGTTGATTTCCCATCTCCTCAAATTCTTCGCTTAGATCCTCTGCAGAGCTACCATCCGGCAGCTTGAGCTGCTTTGGATCGGGAAGTCTGAATGCAACCTCAAAACTGTTGTAAGCAAATCCCTGGGCAGGAAGATCGTAGAACTGCCTTATGAAGTTGGCTTTTCGACCTTGGGGACGTCCCTTCTCAAACACGCAGCTTGCAATTTTTTTAAGCGCCGTCGTTGCACCATCAATAACTTGTCGAATCACACTGGCCGGAACGTTACCTTCTGACAACCCTTCTCCGATTGCTCGTAAAGCAAAGATGGGTTCCAAGTGGGGCCAAAGCATGACGCCTGGTTTTGGCAGGGCGTCAGCAGGGATGTCCGCAAGAGTACAGCGCCAGCATTTTTGAGGTGTTCCATCGATAGCTATATCTAGAATCCACACCCAAGGCTGATTCAGTGCGTCCCGAACGGATGAAACCCCATTCTTTAGACGCTCGACGATCTGAACGTTTGTTGGCGCAACAACAAATCGCGCAACTTCATTGTCCTCTTCTGCGAGGAAGTACAACAGAGAGCCAAACGAGCTGTCAGCTGTGAAAATTCTAGGCCCATCGAAATCGTACAGAACCTCATCGGGCTCGGCGTAACTAAAAACTCCGACATCAAATTCAGGTGCGTCGATTTTCCAATCCATTTTCAGCACCTCAAGCTCGCAATGCCAAAGAAAACGGTTCGGCACGATTGACGCCTTCGTAAGGCCACCAAGTCGTGTGTGTCGGATATCGATTGCTTGGGGTTGCTTTGACCACACCATGATGTGACTGCAACTGACCGCGCATCACATACCGGCCCAGTTTCGGAAACAACTGCGTTAGGTGCTCGGCATCGTCAAGCGTCTGGAATAGAGACAGTCCAAGTCTCAAGCACTGGGGGCCATGCGACTTCTTGCCCAACTCTTCGTGAGACTTGAAGTCTTCCGGCGAGGGAGGATTGGACTTTGCAACGCGAAACAACTCCCCGCTGGCAGCCTCAGCATCTTTAGGAGGGCATTCCGGTGGCCATGAGGAGGGGAAGGTCACTGTTCTTTTACTTGACAAACTTAACAATTTTACATTGTACGCCCGCTTCCGTTCGCCTGTCACCAAGAAGTTCCGCTTCGTTCGCCGCAAGTCCTGGCAGCCTTCTTGGGGGTGTTTCTTGTAGGGGAAGCTTCCTTCCGACCTTGGCAAGCACTGGTCTGGCTGTTTGTTTCTGCCTGCACCCGCCTGAGATGCTGCCGCATTGGCGAACCACAAGTTTCGCGCTGGTTCGCCATTCGGTCCCTCGATAGTTCGCCACCCAAATTTTCCAATGACACCTGTTCCTCAACAACGTCATTGGAGGTTTGTATGCCGACAGCAGTCAGCACTTTCGCACCGCCGGGAGCGGTGGATCTTTCTCAACTTTCGCCGGGTGATCGGCGCGTGCTCAGCGAAATCGAGCTGGCCACCCGCTGGGGCATCAGCCCAAAAACTCTACAGCGCTGGCGCCTGGAATGCCGTGGACCGCAGTACCTGAAGCTGTCCAAGCGCGTGAACTATCCGCTGGAGTCGGTCCTTGAGTTCGAGCGCGAGGCGCTTCATGCCTCGACATCCGAACGAGTCTACGCGTGAGGAGCCGGCCATGACTGATCTGACCGTCTTTCCCGCCGACATCGCCGAGATGTCCATTGCCCAGCTGGCCAGTCTGCCAACCCAGCAACTCTACGAAGTCGACACCAACCTCGACCAGGCCATCGCCTGGCTCAAGGGCGCACGCACCAAATTGGATTCAGCCCTGGAACAGCGCTTTGGTGACCAAGGACGTGAAGCCTTGCGCGAGACCGAACGCGATTTTGGCACGGCCCACTTCAATGCAGATGGCTTGCACGTGAAGTACGAGCTGCCCAAAAAGGTGACCTGGGACCAGAAGAAGCTCAAGGCCATCGCCGAACGCATCGTCGCATCCGGTGAATCCGTCGAGAGCTACCTCGACGTGAAGTTGTCCATTTCCGAGACCCGCTACACCAACTGGCCGTCGTCACTGCAGCAGCAGTTCGCCGATGCCCGCACGGTCGATGCCGGCAAGGCCACGTTCGAACTCAGCCGTGACGAAGGAGGTGTGTGATGGCACTTCCAATCATCAGCGCATCCACCCGCCTCGCTGAAAAAAGCGGCGTCAAGCTGGTGCTGCTGGGCAAGTCCGGCATCGGCAAAACCACCCAACTCAAGACCTTGCCCGAGGACCGCACGCTTTTCGTTGACCTTGAGGCTGGCGACCTGGCCGTCCGTGACTGGCAGGGTGACACCCTGCGGCCGCAAACCTGGCCCGAGTTCCGCGACCTGGTCGTTTTCCTAGCTGGCCCCAACCCGGCGCTGCCTCCCGACGTCCCGTACTCGCAGGCCCACTTCGACCATGTGTGCGAGCGTTATGGCGACCCGGCTCAGTTGGCCAAGTACGACACCTACTTCGTCGACAGCATCACGGTGCTTGCGCGCCTGGCGCTGATCTGGGCCAAGGTCCAGCCACAGGCGATGTCCGAACGCACGGGCAAGCCCGACACCCGGGGGGCCTATGGTCTGCTGGGCCAGGAAATGCTGACCGCGTTGACTCACCTGCAGCACGCCCGGGGCAAGCACGTGGTGTTCGTCGCCATCCTCGACGAGAAGTTGGATGACTTCAACCGCAAGGTGTTCGTGCCGCAGATCGAGGGCGCCAAAACCGCCGCCGAGCTGCCCGGCATCGTCGACGAGGTGGTGACCCTGGCCGAGATCAAGGCCGAGGACGGCACGTCATACCGCGCCTTCATCACCCACACGCTCAACCCCTACGGCTATCCCGCAAAGGACCGCTCCGGTCAGCTTGATCTGCAGGAGCCGCCCAACCTGCGCGCGCTCATCGACAAGTGCGCCACGGCCACCCAGACCAGCACCCAAACCAAAACTCAACCTCAATTCAACCAGGAGTAACTCATGTCCGCATGGAACGATTTCAACGACGCTGAGCAGCAGCAATCCTTCGACCTCATCCCCAAGGGTACCGTGGCCAAGGTCCGCATGACTTTGAAACCCGGTGGCTATGACGACCCCAGCCAAGGCTGGGTGGGCGGTTATGCCACGCAGAGCTTTGACACTGGCAGCATCTTTCTGGCCGCCGAATTCGTGGTGCTCGAAGGCGAATTTGCCAAGCGCAAGCTGTGGTCCAACATCGGGCTGCAAAGCCCCAAGGGTCCGACCTGGGGCAACATGGGCCGCACCTTTGTGCGTGCAGCCCTCAACTCGGCCCGCAACGTCCGCCCTGACGACAACACCCCGCAGGCCGCCGCCGCCCGTCGCATCCAGGGCTTCCACGAGCTCGATGGTCTGGAGTTCGTCGCCCGCATCGATGTAGAAAAAGACAACCGCGGCGACGCCAAGAACGTGGTCAAGATGGCCGTCGAGCCGGGTGAGCCTGAGTACGCGGCGCTGATGGCTGGCGCAGGGTTCAGTCCCAACCGCACGGCTGGGGCCCCAACCGCAGTCCCGACCGCACATTCAGTCACACAACCAGCGGCATTCCCAACCGCAGTGGCACAGCCCACCGCACAGCGTCCCGCCGTTTCCGGCAAACCCGCCTGGGCGCAATAAGGGGGGGGTGAATGAAATGCTGGGTCTGCTCACGACAGGCCCGGGGGTACGGCCATACCGACAACCGGTATGGCACCGGCAACCCCCGGCG